GCCAAAATATAGGAATGTATGTAGCTGGAACAGGAACAGGAACTAATACTAATGCTGGAAAAGTAACAGTAAACTCAGATGGTTCTATTGGACTTATGACAACAGAAACAGGAATATTAACTAATAATGGTGAACTTAAAGTTACTGGTGGAAATAATGCAACAAATACAAGAGGAACTATAGGTATGAGAGTTGGAGTAGGTTCTACTATTGACAGTACAAATGGTAAAGCAACTATAGATGTAACAGGTAACAAATCTATAGGACTTTACTCAGAAGGAGCACTAAAAATAGGAGAATCAACTGTTAAAACAAATAATGGAGCAGTAAACTATTATGCAAAGGATAATGGAAAAATTGAAGTTGTTACTGGAAAAACTTCTACAGCAACTACAGGAGGTACTTCTTATGATGATAAACCTCTTGTAGCTAGAGTAGAAAAACTAGAAGCTAAAGAAGATAAAGATACAGTGTATAATGATACTGAGTTGAAAAATCGTGTATCAGCACTAGAAGCCAAAGAAGACAGTGATAAACAAACACTAACTTTAAACGGTACTACACTAAGTATTAGTAATGGTAACTCAGTAGAGATTCCTAAAGGTACTACCTACAAGGCAGGTAATGGTATTACGATTACTGAAGACGGTACTATTAACAATTCTGTAGTTGATACCAACACTAAGTATAGACTTAAGTATAATGTAACAGGTACACCTGCAGAGGTTAATTTCACTTCATTAAACCCACAACCAAGTAATTATCCTTTAGCTCCTAATACTATGAAAGTAATAGGTATTAACCATCAGGATGTATTGTCAGCTTCAGAGCTTGTAGTTAAGTTTCCTAAGATTACTTACACAATTTCAGGCAGTGGTTTTGCTAAATCTGAGAAAACAAACCTAGAGGTAGAGTTAGTAATTCCTGTAACTATTATTGGTGATACTACACTTAAAAGTTATGGAACACTAACAACACCTTATGGTAATATCAACATTTCATTTGAAGTCAGAAGAGGTGAGGAAAGTTACTTTGCCTTTAGCTTTGATTTCTTCAAGTTAGATATTAGAGATAGTCTAAATGTATTACCAGAACCAATGCTTAATGTACCAATGTCTATTGATAACATCACAAAAGGTACAATCTTTGGAGCTAACTTTGCAGATGAGTTCATTATTGAAACTAAGGTAGCTGAACCTACACTTATCATCAACCAACTATATTACACACTAGAAGAGGTAACTAACTAATGAAAGAATATGGCATTGTTAAAAGGCTTCCTGTAGGTAGTGTTGATAACTCAGTATTAGATTCAATCAATCTTTATCAGTTTGATAATAATGTAGCTATGCTTAAGATTCTATCTGAATATGCTATCTACTGTAACCCTACTGATTTTGCTGATAAAAAAGTATTCTATAGAGGTTTTGTCTATGAATATGCTGATGGTGTATATAGACCTAAGAAGCTTTATGACTTAGATAGACCTAGAGTATTGTTTACCTATGGTAAGACTTATAATAGATATACTGATTCTATTATTTCTGACTCAGACATGTATGGTCTTTGGGTAAGGACTAAAGGTACTTATCAAAGTCAATTTGTAGGATTCCTACATCCATCTAACAAGGCTGTAGCTGATAACTCAGATGCTAAAGCTTATGCAACTATTGACCTCGGTAATGGTAAGTCAGTATCTAAGGTACTAATTAAAAAGAATGATGCTACAATCACTCTTACAAATAAATAGGAGGTACTAAATGGCTTGTACTGGATGCAATGATTGTGAATGCATTGAAGCTAAAAATAAAAAAGACATTGAAGACAAGCTAAGAGTCCTTCATGACTTAGTATGTGTTATTGCTAACGCTAACTGTATTGACCTTCCTAGAATCCTCTCTAAAGGGTTCTACATGCTATGGTGTATTCTAAGAGATATTCTTAGGATGCAACAAGAGTTAGACCTTACAGTGTTTAAGAAGCGTGATGAGGAACTATGTAGAAAGATTTCAGACTTAGCAGTAGAAGTAGAGAAACAGCTTACTGCTAACAAAGAAAACTCTAGAATCCTCAATGAATATAACACTAAACTAGCTATCTACAATGAAGCTATGGAGACTTACAATAGGAACTACAAGCTATATCAAGATGGTCTAGCAAGCTTTAATAAAGCCAATAAGGACTATGAAACTGCTGTAGCTCAGTATGAAAAAGACAAAGCTAACTATGATAAGCTAAGAAGTGATTATGCTACAGCTCTTGCTAAGTATAATACTGACTTAGAAGCTTACAGAAAAGTAATTGCTGAGTATACTAAAGCTGTAGAGAAGTATAACAGTGATATGGCATCATATAACGCTTCTAACACCGAGTATGCACGTCTTAAGGCTGAGTATGATAGAAAGCTTAAAGAATACAATGACAAGCTTAGAGAGGCTGAGAAGGCTGAATCTGACTATCAGACAGCTATTGTTGAATACAACAAAGCTATTAAGCAGTGGGAAGCAGGACTTGTAGGTAATATTGGGTATACCTTTGAGTTTACAGAACTAGATAATACTGGTGCTGACCTTCCTGATGAATATACCTTTGATAAGAATACTGGTAACTTTACTATTAAGTCTCCTATCAATGATGGTACTGAGAATATTGGTTACTGGGTTCTTAGAGGTAAAGTAGGATTCAATGCTAGCTACAGTGGTGTTACTGGTGGTGTAAACATCAAGGCTAACAGTGTTACTATTCAAGAGGTAAGTTATGATAAGGTATCTCCTAAAGTAGCTTTCTCAGACTTTAGTATCACTTACAAGAAACCTAATGGTGCTGTTATCTGGTCTAAATCCTATAGAGGACAATCAGCATTTACACAAGCACTAGATGTTACTTATCCTTTATCACATGACATCAATATTAATCAAGGACAATCACAAAATATTGACTTCCTTCTTTATGATGATATGTGGGTAGAAGGTTCTCATAATAAGGTATCACTTAAGATTACAGCTCCTACAATCTCTATGGAAGGTAGACCTAAAGAACCTACTAAGAGAACTGTAGTTGTACCAGAAAGACCTACAGAACCTGTAGCTCCTGGTGGTAATAAACCTGTAGAACCTACTAGACCTAATCAGACTGAGCCTGTAAGACCTAATGAGCCTACAGTAACAGAACCTATTAGACCAACACAACCTACAGGAACTAAACCTACAGAACCTATTAAGCCTACAAGACCTGAAGAACCACAACTCTTTGAGGTTAAAGCTATTAGTGTTACTTGTGGAGACTTAACACCTGTACCTAAAGAATTAACAGGAGGTAAATAATGTCTTGCTTAGGACAATGTGGAGATTGTCAATGTGAAAAGATTGATGTCTGTGTAGAGGTAGAACAAAGACAAGATGTAATGGAAAAGAAGCTTAAGGTCTTGAAAGACTATGCTTGTTTACTAGCAAATACATCTTGTGTAGGTCTACCTAAAAGACTAGCTCAATATGCTTACTTCTTATGGTGTTTCCTAAGAGACTTGCTTATTATGGTAGTTAACTTAGATAAGCGTGTAGATAACCTATGTGCTGTAGCTAACTGTCATGAAAAGAAACTAAATGCTCTTGTAGACTTCCTAATTGGTAAGTTGAGTGACAATGTAGAATTATCTATGAAATCCAACACTACTGTAGTTGAAACTGGTGGAGGACAAACATATAGTGTAGTTAAGACTGACACTAACGGTAATTTTACTATTGTATGGAACATGGTTGATACTGGTGAGGTTGGTGTTGGTAATGTTCATGGTAAAGTTATTCATAGCTACACACCTAATAAAGATGGTTCTATCCATGCTAAAATTAGTGCTATCAGAATTGATAAAATTAAGTATGTCAATAAAGCACCTACTACTCATCACAATGGTAGATTCACTATCTATGATATTGATAACAATGTAGTTTTCCAAAAAGGATATGACCCTGGCCAATCTTGGGAACAAGACATCAATAGAACACTTGAATACAATAAGGAATTTGACCTTAAACCTGAAGGTGGTTCATCTGATGTTATTAAGATGTTATCTACTCTTGACGAGTGGGTATATGCCCCTACAAGAAGTAGTATTGATGCTCAGTATATTAACCACAACCCTAATATTGGATTGCCTACTGACCCTTGTAACGTACTATGTGGT